CTACTTCTTCGCCTCTGCAACCACTTTGCTACCCACGCCGCGGTTATTGTATTCCCACATGCGGTTGTAGTTAGTGTCATTCAGATTGCGCTGTACTTCGTCGTTATCATCAACGCTGCCGGTGTTACCCGCAAACGGACGATTAGAGATCACCGCATCAGCCCACGGTTTGGCTGTGTTAAAACCTTCGTTGATGGCGCTATCACGGATCACTACCTGACCGTTGGTATTGGCATCAACATCCAGCGAGCGGCCCAGTTGCGCCACGCCATCACCGGAAGCATTGAAACGGCTGTTTACGGCGAGGAAACCGTAGTAAATGTTGGACAGCGTAGCCGGTGCAAACACATACGCTTCTTGCTGGGTACGGGAGTTCACCACGCGGAATTCGGTGTTATCGAACACCACTGCGCCGCGACCAGAAACGATATCCACATCCCCTTCAATATAGCTGTTGGTCACCAGCGTACGCGGCTGGCGATTCGTTTCCAGACGGTTCTGCACACCGCTGTTGGTGACAAAGAAGGTGTTCTGACGACCGAGAATGTTGACGTTATTGATCTGCACTTTGTCGCCATCAGTACGCAGTGCCACCGCCGGATGGTTACCCGCATCTACGCTATCGCCCAGCGTGTTTTCGATGGTCAGGTTTTGCAGTTGCAGGCCATTGTTTTGTGACCAGAAGACCGCAGAGCAGAGAACACCGATACTGTCGCTGCGTTTACTCTGGCAGCTATCGTACATATACCACGCCGGTTTACCTGGCATATATTTGCCGCGCGGGTTGACGTCGTGACGCCAGTCGGCAGGGCTCATGCCACCATCAAGGGAAAGCCCAATCTTCACATCAATCGGTTTTTCACCTGTACCGTACAGAGTAATTCCACCCGGAGCGGCAGGGACATACACCGTTCCCTGATACTCACCAGGCATCACGGCAATATACTGGCGCTTGTTGGTACGCTTGATAATTGCCGCATCTACCGCCGCCTGAATCGTGGTATGCGTTACACCTTGAGTACCCGCCGGGCCGACAACAAAGTCAGGTTGCGCAGGCAGGGTAATCGGGGAAGGATTCCACGCTGCCGCACCTGGTGTCAGGGATGCAAAATAGTGTTGAGCATCGAAATTCTGCGCTTCTTTTGCCGACAGAATCGGGCGAGAAGAGGTACCAGGCGCGGTTTGATCAGAAGGACGTTGATCGGGCGGTGTTGAGCTACAGGCGGTCAGCGTCACGCCAAAAGCCAATGCCAGCGCCAGACGGGAAACTGAAAATGTGTTCACAGGTTGCTCCGGGCTATGAAATAGAAAAATGAATCCGTTGAAGCCTGCTTTTTTATACTAAGTTGGCATTATAAAAAAGCATTGCTTATCAATTTGTTGCAACGAACAGGTCACTATCAGTCAAAATAAAATCATTATTTGATTTCAATTTTGTCCCACTCCCTGCCTCTGTCATCACGATACTGTGATGCCATGGTGTCCGACTTATGCCCGAGAAGATGTTGAGCAAACTTATCGCTTATCTGCTTCTCATAGAGTCTTGCAGACAAACTGCGCAACTCGTGAAAGGTAGGCGGATCCCCTTCGAAGGAAAGACCTGATGCTTTTCGTGCGCGCATAAAATACCTTGATACTGTGCCGGATGAAAGCGGTTCACGACGAGTAGATGCAATTATGGTTTCTCCGCCAAGAATCTCTTTGCATTTATCAAGTGTTTCCTTCATTGATATCCCGAGAGCATCAACATGCAATGTTGTAGGGATGGCAATTTTTACGCCTGTTTTGCTTTGTTCGACATAAAGATATCCATCTACGATATCAGACCACTTCATTTCGCATAAATCACCAACTCGCTGCCCGGTAACAACAGCCAGTTCCATTGCAAGTCTGAGCCAACATGGTGATGATTCTGCTGCTTGATAAATTTTCAGGTATTCGTCAGCCGTAAGTCTTGATCTCCTTACCTCTGATTTTGCTGCGCGAGTGGCAGCGACCGGGTTTGTTGTTATATGGCCTTCAGCTATTGCCTCTCGGAATGCATCGCTCAGTGTTGATCTGATTAACTTGGCTGACGCCGCCTTGCCCTCGTCTATGTATCCATTGAGCATTGCCGCAATTTCTTTTGTGGTGATGTCTTCAAGTGGAGCATCAGGCAGCCCCCTCCTTATTGCTTTAATTTTGCTCATGTAATTTATGAGTGTCTTCTGCTTGATTCCTCTGCTGGCGAGGATTTTTTCGTAGCGATCAAGCCATGAATGTAACGTAACAGAATTATCACTGTTGATTCTCGCTGTCAGAGGCTTGTGTTTGTGTCCTGAAAATAACTCAATATTGGCCTGTATTGCTTCAGTGATTGCTATCCTCCTGTCTCGGCCTAAACCAAACTCTTTACCCGTCCTTGGGTCCCTGTAGCAGTAATATCCATTGTTTCTTATATAAAGGTTAGGGGGTAAATCCCGGCGCTCATGACTTCGCCTTCTTCCCATTTCTGATCCTCTTCAAAAGGCTACCTGTTACTGGTCGATTTAAGTCAACCTTTACCGCTGATTCGTGGAACAGATACTCTCTTCCATCCTTAACCGGAGGAGGGAATATCCTGCATTCGCGCACCCATCGACGAACTGTTTCAAGGCTTCTTGGGCGTCGCTGGCGTGCGTTCCACTCCTGAAGTGTCAAGTACATCGCAAAGTCTCCGCAATTACACGCAAGAAAAAGCCGCCATCAGGCGGCTTGGTGTTCTTTCAGTTCTTCAATTCGAATATTGGTTATGTCTGCATGTGCTATCTGCGCCCATATCATCCAGTGGTCATAGCAGTCATTGATGTTCTCTGCTTCGATAACTCTGTTGAATGGTTCTCCATTCCATTCACCTGTGACTCGGAAGTGCATTTATCATCTCCATAAAACAAAACCCGCCGTAGCGAGTTCAGATAAAAGAAATCCTCGTCAGTGCGAGGATGCTGTTCATTGCTGCTATACACTTTTTTGCTCTCAACGTAAGCGGTAGCTCATTCTGTTGGGTTGGTGCAGTTGCTTTTAGGAAATGCTATTTACCCCTTAAACGTCGGCTGAAAGAGCTAAAATCCATGCAAAAAATTTACGCAATTTTGTGTATTATTGTGCAGTAAGTAATGAGCTATTTTCTGCGCAAAAAATGGATGGTAAATTTGTCCGGGGCAGGAAAAATTTTATGGGCGCTAAACATGAAAAAAGATTCGTATCCTTATTTGATTTGCATGACAGTTTCAGGCCTGATCTTTATTTTCCTTTTCTTCTGGTGGCGGGCAGATATTTACAGGGTCACGTTTCTTAATCAGAGTATATCCCACTATTACATTCTGTTTAGCATGGGAATAGCTTTTCTGTTATCTCTGTTTTGGGTTAAGAAGGGGATAGTAAAACAAAGCGGCTGGAAGAGTCTGTCAGCATACCTTAAGGTTTATGCAGGGATGTGCATATTTGCTGGATTTTTTCTGATTATACCCCTTACAACACTAACTTATTTTTTGCCTGGAGAGACATCGTCTTATGTTGCACCGTATCGGTATACTTCCGGTAGTTCAAAAAGTTGTTCTGGAGCTGAGGTGGATGACCCCGATCTACATGAGAATATTCGCATTTGCTATCCGTATGGCAATTATGAGTACGATAATATTATCTATGTTGAAAAGAAAATTAATACATTAGGTGCGGTAGTAACATATGCACAGACCGCGCGTGATGATACTGAATGAGATAGTATATAGCGGGCAAGTTTTAGTTAATTTATCGAGGTAATATAATTTACCTCGACTCGTTTATTCTGGTATTAATATTTCGCTTTACGATCGATTTTTATCTGATGATATTATGCGGTTTTCATATACTGACTTACTGTCTTTTCTCCGTTAGCGATTTTCTCCTGCTCAGCGATGATTTTATCTTTGGCTTCTAGTTAATTTCGCTCACTTCGAACCTCTCTGTTTACTGATAAGTTCCAGATCCTCCTGGCAACTTGCACAAGTCCGACAACCCTGAACGGCCAGGCGTCTTCGCTCATCTATGGGATCGCCACACTCACAACAATGAGTGGCAGATATAGCCTGGTGGTTCAGGCGGCGCATTTTTATTGCTGTGTTGCGCTGTAATTCTTCAATTTCTGATGCTGAATCAATGATGTCTGCCATCTTCCATTAATCCCTGAATTGTTGGTTAATACGCTTGAGGGTGAATGCGAACAATAAAAAAGGAGCCTGTAGCTCCCTGATGATTTTGCTTTTCATGCTCACCGTTCCTTAAAGACGCCGTTTAACATGCCGATCGCCAGGCTTAAATGAGTCGGTGTGAATCCCATCAGCGTTACCGTTTCGCGGTGCTTCTTCAGTACGCTACGGCAAATGTCATCGACGTTTTTATCCGGAAACTGCTGTCTGGCTTTTTTGATTTCAGAATTAGCCTGACGGGCAATACTGCGAAGGGCGTTTTCTTGCTGAGGTGTCATTGAACAAGTCCCATGTCGGCAAGCATAAGCACACAGAATATGAAGCCCGCTGCCAGAAAAATGCATTCAGTGGTTGTCATACCAGGTCTCTCTCATCTGCTTCTGCTTTCGCCACCATCATTTCCAGCTTTTGCGAAAGGGATGTGGCTAACGTATGAAATTCTTCGTCTGTTTCTACTGGTATTGGCACAAACCTGACTCCAATTTGAGCAAGGCTATGTGCCATCTCAATACTCGTTCTTAACTCAACAGGAGATGCTTTGTGCATATCGCCTCCCGTTTATTATTTATCTCCTCAGCCAGCCGCTGGGCTTTCAGTGGATTTTGGATAACAGAAAGGCCGGGAAATACCCAGCCTCGCTTTGTAACGGAGTAGACGAAAGTGATCGCACCTACCCGGATATTATCGTGAGGATGCGTCATCGCCATTGCTCCCCAAATACAAAACCAATTTCAGCCAGTGCCTCGTCCATTTTTTCGATGAACTCCGGCACCATCTCGTCAAAACTCGCCATGTAATTTTCATCCCGCTCAACCACGACATAATGCAGGCCTTCACGCTTCATTCGTGGGTCATAGTTGGCAAAGTACCAGGCATCTTTTCGCGTCACCCACATGCTGTACTGCACCTGGGCCATGTAAGCCGACTTTATGGCCTCGAAACCACCGAGCCGGAATTTCATGAAATCCCGGGAGGTAAACGGGCATTTCAGTTCAAGGCCGTTGCCGTCACTGCATAAACCATCGGGAGAGCAGGCGGTGCGCATACTTTCGTCGCGATAGATGATCGGGGATTCAGTAACATTCACGCCGGAAGTGAACTCAAAGAGGGCTCTGGCGTCGTTCTCGTACTGTATTCCCCAGGCCAGCGCCTTAGCGTTAACTTCCGGAGCCACACCGGTGCAAACCTCGGCAAGCAGGGTGTGGAAGTAGGACATTTTCATGTCAGGCCATTTCTTTCCGGAGCGGGGTTTTGCTATCACATTGTGAACTTCTGAAGCGGTGATGACGCCGAGCCGTAATTTGTGCCACGCATCATCCCCCTGTTCGACAGCTCTCACGTCGATTCCGGTACGCTGCAGGATAATGTCCGGTGTCATACAGCCACCTTCTGTTCAGAGGCTTTCTGTTTCAGGAATCCAAGAGCTTTCATTGCTTCTGCCTGTGTCAGTTCTGACGATGCGCGAATGTCGCGGCGAAATATCTGGGAACAGAGCGGCAATAAGTCGTCATCCCATGTTTTGTCCAGGGCAATCAGCAGAGTGTTAATCTCCTGCATGGTTTCATCGTTAACCGGAGTGATGTCGCGTTCCGGCTGGCGTTCTGCAGTGTATGCAGTATTTTCGACAATGCGCTCGGCTTCATCCTTGTCATAGATACCAGCAAATCCGAAGGCCAGACGGGCACACTGAATCATAGCTTTATGCCGTAACATCCGTTTAGGATGCGACTGCCACGGCCCCGTGATTTCTCTGCCTTCGCGGGTTTTGAATGGTTCGCGGCGGCATTCATCCATCCATTCGGTAACGCAGATCGGATGATTACGGTCCTTGCGGTAAATCCGGCATGTACAGGATTCATTGTCCTGCTCAAAGTCCATGCCATCAAACTGCTGGTTTTCATTGATGATGCGGGACCAGCCATCAACGCCCACCACCGGAACGATGCCGTTCTGCTTATCAGGGAAGGCGTAAATTTCTTTCGTCCACGGATTAAGGCCGTACTGGTTGGCGACGATCAACAATGCGATGAACTGCGCATCGCTGGCATCGCCTTTAAATGCCGTCTGGCGAAGAGTGGTGATCAGTTCCTGTGGGTCGACAGAATCCATGCCGACACGTTCAGCCAGCTTCCCTGCCAGCGTTGCGAGTGCTGTACTCATCCGTTTTATACCTCTGAATCAATATCAACCTGATGGTGAGCAATGGTGTCAACCATGTACCGGATGTGTTCTGCCATGCGCTCCTGAAACTCAACATCGTCATCAAACGCACGGGTAATGGCTTTTTTGCTGGCCCCGTGGCGTTGCAAATGACCGATGCATAGCGATTCAAACAGGTGCTGGGGCAGGCCTTTTTCCATGTCGTCTGCCAGTTCTGCCTCTTTCTCTTCACGGGCTATCTGCTGGTAGTGACGCGCCCAGCTCTGAGCCTCAAGACGATCCTGAATGTAATAAGCGTTCATGGCCGAACTCCTGAAAATGGCTGTGAAAATATCGCCCGCGAAATGCCGGGCTGATTAGGAAAACAGGAAAGGGGGTTAGTGAATGCTTTTGCTTGATCTCAGTTTCAGTATTAATATCCATTTTTTATAAGCGTCGACGGCCTCACGAAACATCTTTTCATCGCCAATAAAAGTGGCGATAGTGAATTTAGTCTGGATAGCCATAATTGTTTGATCCATTTTTTGGGACTCCTGGCTGATTAAGTATGTCGATAAGGCGTTTCCATCCGTCACGTAATTTACGGGTGATTCGTTCAAGTAAAGATTCGGAAGGGCAGCCAGCAACAGGCCACCCTGCAATGGCATATTGCATGGTGTGCTCCTTATTTATACATAACGAAAAACGCCTCGAGTGAAGCGTAATTGGTATGCGGTAACGCCGCGCTCAGGCGGCCTTGATAGTCATATCATCTGAATCAAATATTTCTGATGTATCGATATCGGTAATTCTTATTCCTTCACTACCATCCATTGGAGGCCATCCTTCCTGACCATTTCCATCATTCCAGTCGAACTCACACACAACACCATATGCATTTAAGTCGCTTGAAATTGCTATAAGCAGAGCATGTTGCGCCAGCATGATTAATACAGCATTTAATACAGAGCCGTGTTTATTGAGTCGGTATTCAGAGTCTGACCAGAAATTATTAATCTGGTGAAGTTTTTCCTCTGTCATTACGTCATGGTCGATTTCAATTTCTATTGATGCTTTCCAGTCGTAATCAATGATGTATTTTTTGATGTTTGACATCTGTTCATATCCTCACAGATAAAAAATCGCCCTCATCTTGGAGGGCAAAGAAGATTTCCAATAATCAGAACAAGTCGGCTCCTGTTTAGTTACGAGCGACATTGCTCCGTGTATTCACTCGTTGGAATGAATACACAGCGCTGTGTTTATTCTGTTGTTTGCGTGAAAATGAAATCCGCCTGAGCGGGTTATGACCACTTTTTGTTTGGGTTTCGTTGGTGAGCGTGGTTTACAGGATTATTTGATATACCCCATAACTCTGACTCGCTTATCTCTACACGAGAGAAAGACCTGCTTTCTTTCAGTTCTTTTATAAACCTAGAACCTAAGATGACATCTATTGTACCAGAAAGTTCTTGTAAAAGATCTTTGTTTTTTCTGAGGAAGAAAATATCTTCTTTATATTTAATTTTTACATAGAATTTATTCTGTATTTTTAATATATCAAAGCATGGCAGATATCTATATCCCTCATATTTTCGCCACTGCTTAACAATTATAACATCTTTTTCATTTACTGCATTAATCAGCCCAAGACCAAGTACAGGTATGAATATTCTATTGTCTGCCGAAAGCGTACAATTATCACCACCAGGCAAATATGTATAAATCATGTCGGAATTTTTATACGCATCAACGAATGCACGTAAGAAGCGTACATATTTTTGCCATCCGTTTATACCGAATTTACCATATAAGTATTCTTTATTTGTTAGAAGAAAACTATTTGTATCAGGATCCTTATCTACAGACCTGTCGATAAGATCTCCAACTACGTTTACAAAGTCAAAGACAGAGTTTAATAAGAACAATTGTCTTTCAGTAGGGCGAATTTCAATTATGTAGCCAGGATGAAGACGATATTGCATCTGCTTACGAAGTATACCGAACGCTTGGGTCCGAGCATCTGAAAGCAACTTCTTGTCGCCATCGCCGTGAGCATTGTTTCTAATAAAACTGATATAATTTGCTAATTTTTCAGCCTCTTTTTTGTGTTTTTTTCGCTCTGATGCTGAGTCTATTGGTTTTGGTATGGACTTGTAATCAATCTTCTTCATTACGTACCTCATGCCAATGGAATGGATTCCCCTTTAACCTTTTGTCTTCCTTGACAAGTTATACCGAACTCACCTGGCTTGCTATACCAAACTCGATGATTCTTGCGCTCAATACGTTGCAGGTTGCTTTCAATCTGTTCGTGGTATTCAGCCAGCACCGTAAGGTCTATCGGATTCAGTGCGCTTTCTACTCGTGATTTCGGTTTGCGATTCAGCGAGAGAATAGGGCGGTTAACTGGTTTAGCGCTTACCCCAACCAACAGGGGATTTGCTGCTTTCCATTGAGCCTGTTTCTCTGCGCGACGTTCGCGGCGGCGTGTTTGTGCATCCATCTGGATTCTCCTGTCAGTTAGCTTTGGTTGTGTGTGGGAGTCGTAGTCCTGAACGAAAACACCCCGCAATGGCACATTGGCAGCTAATCCGGATTCGCACTTCCGGCCAATGCTTCGTTTCGTATCACACACACCAAAGCCTTCTGCTTTGAATGCTGCCCTTCTTCAGGGCTTAATTTTTAAGAGCCTCACCTTCAATGGTGGTCAGTGCGTCCTGCTGATGGCTTAAAATTACAAGGAAGATTGTATGTTGTAAACAAGAAATATTGTAAAAAAGGGGCGTGAAAAACAAACTCCATTGTTTTTAAACGGAAAATAGTTTGTTTTTTTGTTATCGAGATTGAGGTGGGGATTACTGATTGCAGGTTCCGACTACATCACCAACAAAGGATTTGGTTGATGTAAGTTGTTGCATACCTGGGATGTTCATTACTTTGGAGTAAAGAGCTTTTTTGTCTGTAGTGATTGACCAAGTTTCAACGGTTATGCCTCCTCCAGACTGGTATTCTCCTACCATAGTGTTCGATGACAAAGCAGTGTATTTCATCTCTGGATAGACGCCAGAAACTGATTCATAAACTGATGATTTATCGCCATTTATTGTTACGTTGAAAACGGAATCTTCCGTGCTGTCTTTTGTAAACTCGTAACGATCGCCATTCATTGCCCCGTACCCGTGCAGGTTTGTGACAATCCAGCATTCAGAATTGGCGCTGGTAGTTAAGAGTATTGAGAGTAGCGCCGCAATCCTGATCATACGAATTTTACCCTCGCTTCCACGACAACACCGATAATCTTGCAGTTCCCGTTGATAGGAGTCATAGGCCATGAAGGATTCAGGCCTTTCAGGTACTTCTGACCGCCATCTATGACCAGTTTCTTGAATGTTGCTTCGTTCGCGTCAGTCAGTTTGGCTACAACAAGGCTTCCATTCACTGGCTCGCGTCCAGTATCTACTAACACCATATGACCTTCAGGGATGCTTTGACCTACAGGTGAGGTCATGGAATCACCTTCAACCTTCAGCCAGAATCCATTGCCTAATAAGTTAACGTCACTGTCATACCATTCATCAATGTCCTTGATATCGTAGGGTTCACAAGCTTCACACCACGAACCAGCTCTAACCATGCTAATCAATGGATATTTCCCTTTGGGCTCAACGTGCCCAACAAATCTAACATTCGAATCAGAGGTGCCATTGAGCAGCCAGTCAACACTTACGCCAAGAGCTGACGCAAGTTCTGGTAAAAAGCGTGGTCGCTTAGTTTTACCGTTTTCGAGCTGCTCTATAGACTGCTGGGTAGTCCCCACCTTTTGAGCAAGTTCAGCCTGGTTAAGTCCAAGCTGAATTCTTTTGCTTTTTACCCTGGAAGAAATACTCATAAGCCACCTCTGTTATTTACCCCCAATCTTCACAAGAAAAACTGTATTTGACAAACAAGATACATTGTATGAAAATACAAGAAAGTTTGTTGATGGAGGCGATATGCAAACTCTTTCTGAACGCCTCAAGAAGAGGCGAATTGCGTTAAAAATGACGCAAACCGAACTGGCAACCAAAGCCGGTGTTAAACAGCAATCAATTCAACTGATTGAAGCTGGAGTAACCAAGCGACCGCGCTTCTTGTTTGAGATTGCTATGGCGCTTAACTGTGATCCGGTTTGGTTACAGTACGGAACTAAACGCGGTAAAGCCGCTTAAGACATTCCCGCTCTTACACATCCCAGCCCTGAAAAAGGGCATCAAAATAAACCACACCTATGGTGTATGCATTTATTTGCATACATTCAATCAATTGTTATCTAAGGAAATACTTACATATGGTTCGTGCAAACAAACGCAACGAGGCTCTACGAATCGAGAGTGCGTTGCTTAACAAAATCGCAATGCTTGGAACTGAGAAGACAGCGGAAGCTGTGGGAGTTGATAAGTCGCAGATCAGCAGGTGGAAGAGGGATTGGATTCCAAAGTTCTCAATGCTGCTTGCTGTTCTTGAATGGGGTGTCGTCGACGACGACATGGCTCGATTGGCACGACAAGTTGCTTCGATTCTCACCAATAAAAAACGCCCGGCGGCAACCGAGCGTTCTGAACAAATCCAGATGGAATTCTGAGGTTATTACTGGAACTATCAACAGGAGTCATTATGACAAATACAGCAAAAATACTCAACTTCGGCAGAGGTAACTTTGCCGGACAGGAGCGTAATGTGGCAGATCTCGATGATGGTTACGCCAGACTATCAAATATGCTGCTTGAGGCTTATTCAGGCGCAGATCTGACCAAGCGACAGTTTAAAGTGCTGCTTGCCATTCTGCGTAAAACCTATGGGTGGAATAAACCAATGGACAGAATCACCGATTCTCAACTTAGCGAGATTACAAAGTTACCTGTCAAACGGTGCAATGAAGCCAAGTTAGAACTCGTCAGAATGAATATTATCAAGCAGCAAGGCGGCATGTTTGGACCAAATAAAAACATCTCAGAATGGTGTATCCCTCAAAACGAGGGAAAATCCCCTAAAACGAGGGATAAAACATCCCTCAAATTGGGGGATTGCTATCCCTCAAAACAGGGGAACACAAAAGACACTAATACAAAAGAAAATAGAAAAGATTATTCGTCAGAGAATTCTGGCGAATCCTCTGACCAGCCAGAAAACGACCTTTCTGTGGTGAAACCTGATGCTGCAATTCAGAGCGGCAGCAAATGGGGGACAGCAGAAGACCTGACCGCCGCAGAGTGGATGTTTGACATGGTGAAGACTATCGCGCCATCAGCCAGAAAACCGAATTTTGCAGGGTGGGCTAACGATATCCGCCTGATGCGTGAACGTGACGGACGTAACCACCGCGATATGTGTGTGCTGTTCCGCTGGGCCTGCCAGGACAACTTCTGGTCCGGTAATGTGCTGAGCCCGGCCAAACTCCGCGACAAGTGGACCCAGCTCGAAATCAACCGTAACAAGCAACAGGCAGTCGTGACAGCCAGCAAACCAAAACTCGACCTGACAAACACAGACTGGATTTACGGGGTGGATTTATGAAAAACATCGCCGCACAGATGGTTAACTTTGACCGTGAGCAGATGCGTCGGATCGCCAACAACATGCCGGAACAGTACGACGAAAAGCCTCAGGTACAGCAGGTAGCGCAGATCATCAACGGTGTGTTCAGCCAGTTACTGGCAACTTTCCCGGCGAGCCTGGCTAACCGTGACCAGAACGAACTGAACGAAATCCGCCGCCAGTGGGTTCTGGCTTTCCGGGAAAACGGGATCACCACAATGGAACAGGTTAACGCAGGAATGCGCGTAGCCCGTCGGCAGAATCGACCATTTCTGCCATCACCCGGGCAGTTTGTTGCATGGTGCCGGGAAGAAGCATCCGTTATCGCCGGACTGCCAAACGCCAGCGAGCTGGTTGATATGGTTTACGAGTATTGCCGGAAGCGTGGCCTGTATCCAGATGCAGAGTCTTATCCGTGGAAATCAAACGCGCACTACTGGCTGGTTACCAACCTGTACCAGAACATGCGGGCCAATGCGCTGACTGACGCGGAATTACGGCGTAAGGCTGCCGATGAGCTGACCTGTATGACAGCGCGAATTAACTGTGGTGAGACTATACCTGAACCAGTAAAACAACTTCCTGTCATGGGCGGCAGACCTCTAAATCGAGCACAGGCTCTGGCGAAGATCGCAGAAATTAAAGCTAAGTTCGGACTGAAAGGAGCAAGTGTATGACGGGCAAAGAGGCAATTATTCATTACCTGGGGACGCATAATAGCTTCTGTGCGCCGGACGTTGCCGCGCTAACAGGCGCAACAGTAACCAGCATAAATCAGGCCGCGGCTAAAATGGCACGGGCAGGTCTTCTGGTTATCGAAGGTAAGGTCTGGCGAACGGTGTATTACCGGTTTGCTACCAAGGAAGAACGGGAAGGAAAGATGAGCACGAACCTAATTTTTAAGGAGTGTCGCCAGAGTGCCGCGATGAAACGGGTATTGGCGGTATATGGAGTTAAAAGGTGACCATCTACATCACTGAGCTAATAACAGGCCTGCTGGTAATCGCAGGCCTTTTTATTTGGGGGAGAGTAAATCGTGGTTGAGTTGATTTTTTCTGCATTGAGGATTCTCGGTGCTATGTGGATGGTGTCGACGTTCATTGCGGTTGTCGGAAGTTTTGTCCGGTTGGTAGGCGAAGGTAAAGACCTGGTGGGTGTGCTGTTCGGTAGCATTCTCCTGTGGGTGATTATCGGTGTTGCGCCTGTCGCTGTAGCAAAAATGGCGTGGCGTTTTGTTAGTTGAGGGGAATATGAGCGAGATCTACCGACAATTCGAAGAGTGGTGGTCAAAACACAAAAGCCCGTTCACGGAAGACGATGAGCTAAAAGAGTTTGCCTGGGAGATATGGCAGGCATCGCGAGCAACTATTGAACTGGATATCGACTGGCCCGAATCGAATGACGACTTTTGGAAAGATGGTGAAGAAGGTGCTTATGCGATGGGTTATGAGGATGGGCGTGACAAAACGGTAATTGCAGTAATGAAAGCCATCAGGGCCGCAGGAATCAAAGAAAAGAATTTCGATTAAGCAAATATCACTTCAATAAATCGCTTTTAAGGCATCACAATCGCTCTGTAGTGAGGTAAGTGCGTGCAAGGAATGCCGATAAGCAGCGAGAATGAAAAATGCGTCAGAATGCGTTTGAGGAGGTTTTAAGAAATGAGTACGGTAGCTGAACTTGTCAGGGCTAATTTTCGTGAAGAGTTGGTGCGTTGGTATCGGTATCGTTCATCGTCCAGTTTGCCGCTTGATGAGTTGTATGAGCATTCACCTGCCGCACGACGCTATCCGCGTGACCGTGTTCTTCGACGGTTGTTCAAACTCAACAATGAGTTTCAGCGCAACAGAATTATCCGGAGTCTGGATTTAAAGTGAAGGAGTGAGCATGAGCGAGCAAATATTCAGAGAGATTAAGCCACGGTTTTATCGCAAGGTAAGGGTGGTTTATCAGGACGAAAACAAGACCTGTGCATACGCCATTCATAATGGTCGGTGGTCAGTGTTCGACACCAAAAACTTCGAGAAGAACTTCGAGAGGATTAAGGGTGATGAGGAAACTAACATTTGAACTAAGAAGCCCCATCCATCAGCAGAACGCCATTCAAGCTATCCAGCAAATTCTTCCAGACCCAACCAAACCAATCGTAGTAACCATTCAGGAACGCAACCGTAGCTTAGACCAAAACCGAAAGCTTTGGGCTTGCCTTGGTGACGTCTCGCGTCAGGTTGAATGGCATGGTCGATGGCTGGATGCAGAAAGCTGGAAGTGTGTGTTTACCGCAGCATTAAAGCAGCAGGACGTTGTTCCTAACCTTGCCGGGAATGGCTTTGTGGTAATAGGCCAGTCAACCAGCAGGATGCGTGTAAGCGAATTTGCGGAGCTATTAGAGCTTATACAGGCATTCGGTACAGAGCGTGGCGTTAAGTGGTCAGACGAAGCGCGACTGGCTCTGGAGTGGAAAGCAAGATGGGGAGACAGGGCGGCATGAGGCGACAACGACGAAGTATCACCGACATAATCTGTGAAAACTGCAAATACCTTCCAACGAAACGCTCCAGAAATAAACGCAAGCCAATCCCAAAAGAATCTGATGTAAAAACCTTCAACTACACGGCTCACCTGTGGGATATCCGGTGGCTAAGACATCGTGCGAGGAATACAAGGTGATTGACGCGATGATTTATTTGGGGCTATATTCCTCACGCGCCAGCAAAATCTGGCGTCGGGATTAGGAACCCCGGATAGAGACCGCGACAGACACACGCCGCGAGCGTGTTTTTTATTGTCGTATGCACGCGCACATCTGAATTATGGTGGGGCGTATGGGGGAGCTGAAAAGCTCGCCGGTTGGTTTCCCGGTAGTTCCTAACCCTGTACGTCTCACCACCCGATGATTAGGAACCTGACGGTGGTGATAGTTTAGAAACCACTCGAGGGCGTCATTGTGACAACTCAAATCTCTGTTGAAACTCTCTCCCCGATCACCCATAACCAGATTCCTGTTATTACCACCGAACTTTTGGCGCAGCTTTATGGCACAGAAATTCTGAACATCCAGGTTAACTTCACCAGAAACAAAGAGCGTTTTGTCGAAGGAAAGCACTTTTTTAAAGCATCTGGTGAGGAATTAAAAAATTTGCGACTTACTTTAAGTAAGTCACAAAACCCCATATCTCCCAAAGCCCGCTCCCTTATCCTCTGGACAGAACGCGGAGCAGCCCGTCATGCAAAAATGCTCGAAACCGATCAGGCGTGGGAAGTGTTCGAAAAACTGGAAGACTGCTATTTCAGCCAGGGCGAGAAAAATACTGGCAAACAAGAGAAGAAGCTCAACGGGCTTTCCGCAAAAGAAACAGACATCCTTGTATGGCTGTGGGATTATGCCAACCGCTCACAGGCATTGTTCCGTGAGTTGTATCCCGCATTAAAACTGATTCAGTCTGGCTATTCCGGCATATGCCACGACTACGGCTATGAGTTCTCGTATATCATCGGGAGGGCGAGGGGCGTTTTAATTAATCACACGCGGGATATAGATATTTATGAGCCTGACGGGCCGACGAACCTTCTGGCATTGGAAAGGCTTAATAACAAAGAGTTGCCGCCTTCACTGCATCGCTACTGACAATTGACAACTTAACAAACCCAGCTTCGGCTGGGTTTTTTATTGCTGAATTTTCAATGTGAGAGGACATGACAATGAATGAGCTGATAAATAACAATGCCATCAAAATGACAAGCATTGAAATCGCTGAGTTGGTGGGAAGCCAACACGGTAATGTCAGAATATCAATAGAACGTCTGGCAAAGCGTGGGGTGATTCAACTTCCTCCAATGCAAAAAGTTGAAAATAAACAAACAATTAGCCCTAACAAATTCACAAGCGTGTATATATTCGAAGGCGAACAAGGTAAGCGCGATAGTATCATTGTCGTCGCCCAGTTGTCGCCAGAGTTCACCGCTCGCCTTGTTGACCGCTGGCGAGAACTCGAAGGGGCAACCGCGAAAATCCCACAAACCTTCTCTGAAGCATTGCGCCTCGCGGCTGACCTTGAAGACCAGAAGGCTGAACTGGAGAAACAGCTTGCTCTCGCAGCACCTAAAGTTGATTTTGCCGATCGCGTTGGCGAGGCCAGCGGAATTTTGATTGGAAACTTTGCAAAGGTTGTTGGTATTGGTCCAAACAAACTGTTTGCGTGGATGCGCGATCACAAAATCCTTATTGCTTCAGGTTCCCGGCGAAATGTGCCAATGCAGGAATATATGGATCGCGGCTATTTCACAGTGAAAGAAACAGCGGTCAACACAAATCACGGAATACAGATATCGTTCACCACAAAAATAACCGGGCGTGGTCAACAGTGGCTGACCAGAAAGCTGCTCGATAACGGAATGCTGAAAGTAACAGGGGAGGCTGCTTAATGGCTAACCTACGCAAAGAAGCGCGCGGCAGAGAATGTCAGGTACGTATTTACGGCGTATGCAATGGCAATCCTGAAACTACAGTTCTGGCACATTACCGGATGGCTGGAATTTGCGGAACTGGAATGAAGCCTGACGACCTGATCGGCGCATGGGCTTGTAGCGCGTGTCACGATGAAATCGACCGACGCACCCATAATCTCGACAACAAAGACGCCAGACTTTACCACCTCGAAGGCGTGATCAGGACGCAGGCGATACTGCTGAAGGAGGGGAAGATTAAACCATGAACGAATATCAGTTTGTGCTTCCATACCCGCCGTCGCTGAACACCTACTGGCGAAGACGGGGAAGCCAATACTACATCAGCGATAAAGGCCAGAAATACCGAAAAGACGTTCAGAAAATCATCCGCCAACTCAAGTTAGACATTTTCACCAAATCACGACTCCGCATCAAAGTCATCGCAGACGTTCCAGACTCCCGCCGCCGCGACCTCGATAACATCCTGAAGGGTTTACTCGACTCCCTTATCCACGCCGGATTTGCGGAAGACGACGAGCAATTCGATGACATTCGCGTAATTCGTGGTGTGAAAGTACCAGGCGGAAGGCTTGGAATAAAAATCACCGAACTGGAGAACGTATGAACGCCACAATTCAAACGATACCAGAGCTTCTTATCCAGACACGAGGCAATCAGACCGAAGTGGCGAGGATGCTTTCCTGCGCAAGAGGAGCAGTGCTCAAGTACAACCGAGACAGCAAAGGCGAGCGTCACGTAATAGTTAACGGCGTCCTGATGGTCACGCCAGGCAAAAAGGGAAGACGATGAGACTCGAAAGCGTAGCTAAATTTCATTCGCCAAAAAGCCCGATGATGAGCGACTCACCACGGGCTACGGCTTCTGACTCTCTTTCCGGTACCGATGTGATGGCTGCTATGGGGATGGCGCAATCACAAGCCGGATTCGGAATGGCTGCATTCTGCGGTAAGCATGAACTCAGCCAGAACGACAAACAAAAGGCTATCAACTATCTGATGCAATTTGCACACAAAGTATCGGGGAAATACCGTGGTGTGGCAAAGCTTGAAGGAAATACTAAGGCAAAGGTACTGCAAGTGCTCGCAACATTCGCTTATGCGGATTATTGCCGTAGTGCCGCTACGCCGGGCGCAAGATGCCGAGATTGCCACGGTACAGGCCGTGCGGTTGATATAGCCAAAACAGAGCAGTGGGGGATAGTTGCTGAGAAAGAGTGCGGAAGATGTAAAGGCGTCGGTTATTCAAGAATGCCAGCAAGCGCCGCATATCGCGCTGTGACGATGCTAATCCCAAACCTTACCCAACCCACCTGGTCACGCACTGTTAAGCCGCTGTATGACGCTCTGGTTGTGCAATGCCACAAGGAAGAGTCAATCGCAGACAACATTTTGAATGCGATCACACGTTAGCGCCATGATTGCCACGGATGGCAACATATTAACGGCATAATATTGACTTTTTGAATAACTTTGGGGAAACTTGACACCAATAATGGGCGTTTTTTACATGTCATTGATGAGTCTCAATAACCTGCCGCCGAGTAGTTTTTATGCTCTGAATTGTATTTGTGTAGTAAACATGCTGACTGCAATGTAATAGAGTTTTTTTAGCCTGTAACCTCTTGACGGCATTGAATTGCTTTTGTTATGAGTTGTAAGCCAATGTTATCATCTTGTATTGGGGTGGTTATGAAGGATGGTGCACTGCTCAGGAGTTCTTCACTTTTTATTGCCTACATGGGATGCCTTGGATGGGGGAGTGCTTATTTCTATGGATGGGGTACTTCTTTTTACTACGGCTTCCCATGGTGGATTGTAGGTGCAGGTGTTGATGATGTTGCCAGAAGTTTATTTTTTGCAGTTATCGTCATTGCTATATTTCTTATCGGTTGGGGTATTGGTGTTGTATTCTTTTTCGCAGTGAAAAGAAAACATTCTATGCAAGAGCTAAATGTATTTCGCCTTTATTTTGCTGTGGAATTATTGTTTGTGCCGGCAATTATTGAGTTTTCTATATTGAGACAGAAGATTCAGGTACCTCTTTTGCTACTGTCAGCAGCGATTGCGCTGGCGGTTACAATTTCGATAAGATCTTATGGGCGATTTTTATCGGTATCATGCTTCTATGATAAGCCATTTATAAAAAAACATTTTTTTGAGATTGTGATGATTGCTTTTGTGGCATATTTTTGGCTTTTTTCATTTCTGACAGGATATTACAAACCGCAGTTTAAGAAAGAATATGAAATGATTAATTATAATGATGGTTGGTATTATGTTCTTGCTCGTTATGATAATTGTCTGGTTTTGTCTACTTCTTTCAATGCAGGTAGTAAAAGGTTTGTCATTTATCAATCAGCACAAGATAAGAATCTTCAGGTTGATATTGTAAGGACCAGAATTTAATTGGCTGCATAAATAATATTTTAAGTTGCAAGTTGGCTATTCGTAGGAATAGAACCTTAGGCATGCTGAATGCGTTTTCTGAACATTGTTTTATAAACTGTGTCTGCTTGCTGTTGTGATCCTGCTTTTAGTGATGGTGATGATGGATTTCACCAGCAGGATAATGTTGGTACTGACAGATGGCGCTCTGGTCTGCGGCATTGTGGTATTGCTGTGGCCGATGATGAAAGAACAGAATGAATAATTCTTGACTTTTTTGTTTACTGTTTATTAAAAAATCAACCGCATGGTGAATCCTCCTTGGAGGGGCTAAATGATCGAGTTTTAAGGGCACGTAGCGAGTTCTGTTTGATCATTGCAGAACTTAGCGGGAGGCGCCATGCGTACATCACTAGTGTTATTCCTTTTATCATTTTCCTTGTGAGTTCTGGCTGCGCATTGCGCAGCCTTTTTTTTATGACCTGCCACTGGCAGATGGTCATCCTGTGATTTGATTCCGCTTCCGGCTTTTTAACACTGTTCCTCTACACGGGAGAAATTCGATGTCGATTAAACATTACGATGTTGTCAGGGCGGCGTCGCCGTCAGACCTTGCGGAAAAGCTGACACACAAACTGAAAGAGGGCTGGCAGCCATACGGCGGACCGGTTGCCATTACGCCGTACACACTGATGCAGGCGGTGGCTATTGAAGGAGAGCCACAGGTCGGCCCTTCATCTGAGCCGGATTGGTACTACGTCATCGTACTGGCCGGGCAGTCCAATGCCATGGCTTACGGTGAAGGGCTTCCGCTGCCGGATTCATACGATGCTCCGGATCCGCGCATTAAACAGCTGGCGCGCCGCAGTACAGTGACGCCGGGCGGGGCTGCCTGCAGATATAACGATATTATTCCGGCTGACCACTGTCTGCATGATGTGCAGGATATGAGTACGCTGAATCATCCGAGGGCTGACCTGAGCAAAGGGCAGTACGGCTGTGTCGGTCAGGGTTTACATATTGCCAAAAAACTGCTCCCGTATATCCCGAATAACGCGGGGATCCTGCTGGTACCATGCTGTCGTGGTGGTTCGGCATTTACCCAGGGCGCGGAGGGGACATTCAGCGAGTCCACGGGGGCCAGTCAGGATTCGGCACGCTGGGGGGTGGGCAAGCCGTTATATCAGGATCTGATTTCCCGCACAAAAGCGGCATTGCAGAAAAATCCCAAAAACGTTCTGCTGGCCGTCTGCTGGATGCAGGGTGAGTTTGACATGAGCGCCGCCACCCACGCACAGCAACCTGCGCTGTTTACAGCCATGCTGACACAGTTTCGTGCTGACCTCTCCGTGTTTAACGCGCAGTGCCATGGTGGCAGTGCTGCAGATGTGCCGTGGGTTTGTGGTGACACGACGTATTACTGGAAAAATACATACGCTACCCAGTACGACACCGTGTACGGCGGGTATAAAAACAGGGAGAGTGAGGGCGTTTATTTTGTGCCCTTCATGACAGATGGTAACGGCGTCAATACCGCCACTAACGCGCCGGCAGAAGATCCGGATATTCCGGCATCAGGATATTACGGTGCGGCATCGAGAACGAATGGAAACCAGGTATCATCAAACCGCCCGACACATTTCAGTTCATGGGCGCGCAGGAGCATTATTCCGGATCGTCTGGCAACCGCTATTCTGAACGCAGCCGGGCGCACCTCAGCCTTCATCAGTGGTAAGGCACCGGAAATCAAACCCTCGCCCGGCGGCAACACGCCATCGGGTCCGTCTGCAGATACGTCCGTTCGCACAATCTCCCTGCTGCCGGCAGCCGGAGAGGCTGCTGCGCAGGGCTGGAGCATTAAGGATGGCGGAATTCAGTTGTCAGATGGTGTATTTAAGATCACCAAGCAGAGCAATAAAACCTGGTCCCTGACGCATCCGGTGGATGACGCAATTACCCTGCTGACACAGGGCGGCAGACTGACCTGTAAGTTCCGCCTGTCAGGCGCACTGACCAACAATCAGTTCGGGCTGGGGATTTATCTGTATACGGATGCTCCCGTTCCTGATGGTGTGGCGATGACGGGTACCGGTAATCCGTTCCTGATGTCGTACTTCACTCAGACCACTGACGGCAGAGTGAATCTGATGCATCACAGGAAAGCCGGAAACACGAAGCTGGGGGAGTTCGGCGATTACGGTAACGACTGGCAGACGCTGGAGCTGGTGTTCACCGCCGGCAGTGCCACGGTTACTCCGAAACTGAATGGAGTGGCTGGCCCGGCATTCCAGGTTATAAAAGACAGTCTGACACTGGGACTGAATGCGCTGACGCTGACGGATGTTACAAAAAATGCAGCGTATGGCGTTGAGATAGAAAGTCTGATGCTGGAGATAAATGCACCGGCAGCATAATAAAAAAAGCCAGCGACTGACCTGAAAAAGAAGACGCTGGCTAAAAGGCCTTATATGTTTGTAGAGACTTATTTTTCACAGACAGCAATGATGCCTGTCAATATATTATCAATATGCGGATTGTTTCAGTTACAGATGCCTTATTAAGGAAAAAAACAGCCAGCACTGACTTTCGGTGGAGAGGTGCTGGCTCAAAAGGATAGATGTACTTCACATGTTGCTTCTATATGGCAGTACATTTTCTGACAGACAGTGACGGATGTTGTCAAGATATTGTGTCATTTATAACCTGAATCAGGGGAGGCCGGAATGTTATCTGGCATTTTTAGCAGAGCCTGAATGCCATAATCACGGCTCCCGGCGTTGGCCGTCAGTGGGTGACACTGGCGGCTTTTTTGTTTTTCTTTACTTTCATTTTCTGTCGGCGGTGACGGAGACATACATCAGATGGAAAAAATCACAACAGGTGTGTCATACACCACGTCAGCGGTGGGGACGGGATACTGGTTACTGCAGCTGCTGGACAAAGTCTCTCCGTCCCAGTGGGTGGCAATAGGTGTGCTGGGAAGTCTGCTGTTTGGCCTGCTGACGTATCTGACAAATCTTTATTTCAAGATTAAAGAAGATAAGCGTAAGGCTGCGAGAGGTGAATAATGTCGCCGTCATTACGCAAGGCTGTTGCAGCTGCTATTGGTGGTGGGGCTGTTGCCATAGCGTCTGTGCTCATCACTGGTCCAGGTGGTAACGATGGTCTGGAAGGTGTCAGCTACATACCATACAAAGATATCGTTGGCGTATGGACTGTATGTCACGGACACACCGGAAAAGACATCATGCCCGGTAAAACGTATACCGAAGCAGAATGCAAAGCCCTCCTGAATAAAGACCTTGCCACGGTCGCCAGACAAATTAACCCGTACATCAACGTCGATATACCGGAAACAACGCGCGGCGCTCTTTACTCGTTCGTTTACAACGTGGGCGCTGGCAATTTCAGAACATCGACGCTTCTTCGCAAAATAAACCAGGGCGATATCAAAAGCGCATGTGATCAGCTACGGCGCTGGACATACGCTGGCGGTAAGCAATGGAAAGGGCTGATGACTCGCCGCGAGATTGAGCGTGAAGTCTGTTTGTGGAGGCAACAATGAGCAGGGTAACCGTTATTATCTCCGCTCTGGTTATCTGCATTATCGCCTGCCTGTCATGGGCTGTTAATCATTACCGTGATAACGCCATCGCCTACAAAGAGCAGCGCGATAAAGCCACATCCATCATCGCTGATATGCAGAAGCGGCAACGTGATGTAGCAGAACTTGACGCCAGATACACAAAGGAGCTTGCTGATGCTAATGCGACTATCGAAAGTCTCCGTGCTGATGTTTCTGCTGGGCGTAAGCGCCTGCAAGTCTCCGCCACCTGTGCAAAGTCAACGACCGGAGCCAGCAGCATGGGCGATGGAGAAAGCCCAGGACTTACAGCAGATGCTGAACTCAATTATTACCGTCTCCGAGGTGGAATCGACAAGATAACCGCGCAGGTTAACTACCTGCAGGAATACATCAGGACGCAGTGCTTAAAATAA